AGTTTTTCTAAATACGTTTGTTTCTGATATACTTGATTATTATATTCATTGCCTTCTATATAATCACCTGGATCTCTTATAAACGGTGCGGATGGTGTATAACCACTTTCGTATCGAATAATATTATTATATTCAGCTGATCTATCATCTAATAAATATAAGTTATTATATATAAAATTATCTATATTTGTTTGAACACGGATTGCATTGTAAGTTAATCCACGTTCAACTAACATAACTTCTAATGTCTGATAATTAGGAATTATTACTGGCTCATTATCCGTAGATTGAAATGCAATCTCCACTCTTTCATTTATTAACATATCATGGAAATCACCAGACAGTTCTACATTAGAAATAAATTCATCTACAATAATATTTGGATCTTGATCAGGTTGAATAAAATAATCAAATGTAGAATCTATTTTACCAAATTCCTTGGTTTGTTTTAATTTATATTCACGATATTTTTTGCGATCTATCATTAGTTAACAACCTTAAAATAAAAATCATCAAATGTTTGTATATCATCGCCGGCATCTCTTTCAATTTTTAATTGTATTTTATAGTAACGTTCTGGCATAAATGAATCCATTCGTAATTTAAAGAAACTGCCATTCTCATCACAATCAATTTGAGTACCTAAAGTATCATATGCAATTATTGTTTCGTTCGTAACAGAATCTATTATACTATAATATGAAGAAGTTGGCAATCTCTCTCCAGTTAAATAAAACGACGTTGTTATATATGATTTGTTAGGAAATTCTGGACGAACACCTATGCGCAATTTTACAATTTCTGAAGTCCTATATTCCGATTTTATATTTTTAATATAAGGTACATATGTATCTGCAGAAATTTCAGCCGATCCTGTATTTGTAAATGTGGTATTATCCCATACTACTTCTAATCGAGGTACAAATATTGTATGCGATTCTCTCCCAAAGAATTTTAAAGAACCTAACGATTCGGCCGATTTTTCGTCGGTTAGAGGTCGTTTAACGATGAATCCGTAGTTAGTAATATTACCTTTAACCCAATTATCTACTATATCAGTAACATTCATTCTTATGTCAGGTACTTGATTATTAAATGATTGTGAAGCTTCGTTTGTTGTACCGGTAAGAAATGAACCACCGCCATTTGCTTGAGTCGTAGCCGGATGATCATTTGATGCATTCCATGTAGTACTATCTTTTGAATCACGATATAACCAAGAAGCTCCTATTGTGGTTTCCGGATTATCATTTGTATATCCTTGGCCATTTGTCCACGATTCGAATACAGGAAATGCTTTTAAATTATATTTTTGTAATAAATCAGATGCATCGGAAGATCTTAAAGATAAATAAACTGATGCGGAATTTATAGAATTTCCTATAGCAGGTATCTTTCCAGAATTAATTGCAGTTGTAAGAGTATCAATTTCAGATCCAAAATCAATTATAAATCGTGTATTAAATGTTTGTGATCTATATTTACCATCAATTATTGAACCAGATTGATTTTTATTAAGCTCGAGTATTTGATCTATACCAGCATTACGATTTGGAAATCGCTCATATAATGTTGTATCACGTTCTGCGTAAAATATTCTATACATTTAATTCCTTAAGGTTTAACAACTTTTCCTCGAATATCATTATTTGGATATTTTATTTCAAAAATACACGGATCTAATGATGGGTATAATATATTATTCTTAGTTGCATTTGTTACATTATATTTGTTAATTGAATATGATCCGCCTGATTTATTATAAAATTCTAAATTAGTTACTGACTGTACACCATCGACTGAATCTAATGCCGTTACTAAATTTGCTATATTAATTGGTGCATTTATCTGCATGCGATCATTTGATAATAACATTTTTAATTTTGCAATGCATGCTATTAACACTTCATTGCTATTATAATTTGGCCGAGTTATAATTTCAAAATCAACTGCCAAATTTATTATAAATGCAGATTTAATATTTATTGCATCAGTTAACATACGATATTGCGATATATAAGTTCTTATATTTTCTTTTAATGCTTGGTTACATCCTACAAAATGACCAGATGAATTTTGTGCCAATAAATATAAATTTAACGCAAATGGATTTGATATTGTATCCGCAGGATATGTAACATCCTTTGTATTAATTTGAGTATCACCTACTATATAAGCTTTAGCCACTGACCCAAACCTAGATGGCATAGAATATATTCTTGCAATATAATCTTCACGTGTAATTGCTCTATTCTGAGCTGCAAATGCCGCCATGGCATTTTGTTTAATATTTTCTAAATTTTCTTTTGTTTTACCACCAACAGCTGGTTCTGGATTAGTAACTGCTATAGATGATTTTGAATCTGTTAGATTAACGTTTGAGATTTCATTTATATATTCAATGTTATTTATTTTTGTTATTGAATTGATACCTACATTATCTGAAAGAGAACCACCTACAGTATATCGCACTGTCAACGTTGTATTCGAAGGTGATATTCCATATGTACTAGTATATAAAAAGTTAGTAGGATCTATAGAATCAGTAGTTGTACGTTTTAGATACTCTAACCCCGATCCGACATTTTTTGGATTTGGAATAATCTCCTCATCTTGGTCTGCAGATATTCCAGATCCAAATTGCAATTCTAGTCGATTATCATCACGCAACCGCGATACATATCTTCTAGGCGTTTTACGTAGTTTTAATATATATGGTACAGTTGATCGATGTGCCGATAACTCCGGATCATTAAAAGGTATATTCGCAATATCTTCAAAAATTGTATCCTGTGCCAGGTAATCAACTTCATTCCATTTATTACCTGCCGAGTCAGTTACGTCGATAATATTAATAATATTTGAATCCGGGAGTGCTATTTTATCATAAGGTTTAGGATCATTAAATGTAAATGTTAAAGATTTTATATCACCAGATTCGATATCAACTTGTTTTTTTAATAAATATCTAGCTACATTTCCTGTCGAATCAATTTCATAAACTGATATATCTGGATCATCGTTAAAGTCTATAGGTGTTATTGATCTAAATTTAATTCCTTCTTCACTTTCTAATTCTATATTTGAATCTATAGACAACGCATAATTCATATCCGGTCGAGCACTGGCACCTGATCCAGATGCAATGACTAATTGAAAAACATCTAATTTAGACTTTGCTGGAGAATTTAATTTTGGCTTATATCCAAATAATTGTGATAATGCTAATATATTTGATGTTTCTTGTGCCGATGATAATAAAGATTCGCGGTATTGAGTATCTGTATAATATGATAATACATCACCGACATACGACGCCATTTCAATAAACATCATCCCCGGAGATGATTCATTAAAATCCTGATATGTATCCGGAAAATAGTTTTTTGCAAAGCTTATTAAATTTTGTCTAAATTGAGCAAAATCTTTATTTAAATATTTTACATCTTTTTTAATTAAATTACTCATGAGTTAACCTTTCCTTAATATCCATTTCTAATTTGACGTAACTCTGATGTCATATCCGGTGATGGCATGCCTAATTCAATTCCATTTTCCGATGCTATAATGTTTATAACTAAATTTGAACCAATATTTGTAATTTGAAAATGTAATGATATGGTTAATTGATACATATCATTGTTAGATAATAATTTTACATCGTTTACTGTTATGTATGGAATCCAAAAATTTATATCTTTTGTCAACGTTTTTTTAATCGATGATCTAATATCTTGAGTATTATTTTCAAAGAGCATTTGATATATATTAGTTCCAAAATTAGGCTGCATTAAACGTTCACCTTTCTGCGTTAATAACAAATTTTTTAAATTTGAAATTACTTGATCTTGAGTAGTATAAGTAGCACCAAATACAGAATTACCAGCTAAACTACCGGATGCATAATTAGCAGAATCTTTACGTACTTTGCTAGCCATATTAAATGGTAAAGGTATACCTATAGCGATATCCGGAGTTTCATTGATAGGTTGATATTTGTAAATAGGTCTAGCCATTATCTATTCATTTTCTTTTTATCAATTGCTTTCATTAACGCGGAATAATCTTTTGTCATTGCATTCACCGTAGCTGCTACACCTTCTTTCTGCATATTTACGGCTTCGCCATTAATACCAGTAGATGGTGCAATATTTGTGCCCATGGCCGCGGGCATGCCAAACGCTTCTGCCATTTCTGATTT